TATTATGATTGAATAGGAGTTACTATGGCAGCAAAGAAGAAGAACAAGAAGTCTACCGGACCGACACTCTCTCGTAAGTATGATACTAAGTATATCGGTAACGAGATGGAGTTCGACAAGGTTGACTTCGACACTCTGAGTGAACGTGACCGCCGACTGATGCAAAGTCAGGCACTCAACTGGTATGCGTACATGTATGACGTCAAGAAGGATTACCGTGACGTCATCAAGGCGTACGCCAAAGAGTTGGGTTGGTCTGCCGCAGACATCACAGGTCTCAATGGTATTCAGTTCGAGAACGAACACACTGGCTTCATGAAGCTGGTTCGTATGTACCAACTCGGATGGAAACTCGATGAGCGTGAGGCTGGTCACGTGAGTAACCTTATGGCCAGACTCAAAGGACTGGTCACCGAAGCTCGTAAGTCAGTGGCTGATACAAAGCCACGTGCCGTTCGTAAGGTATATGACTCTGACACACAGATCCTCTACGAACTCGAGTATGACTTCGAGGATGTGGTTATCGAGAACAAAGAGATTCCTGAGTTCAATCTCTATGATCGTATTCGTACCTTCAATCCATCACGTACCATACTCAATGGTGTTGTTCGTGAGTGGTTAGAAGGTCGTATCGCTGAAGCCAAGACCGCTGAGTCCAAAGAGACCTATGGTGTTCGGTTCCAGAAGAAACTAGTCAAAGCGTACGAGGCCATGGTCGTTGATCTGGATCGTTCGTTGGTCACTCCGAAGCGTGTGTCAAAACCCCGGGTCAAGAAGAAGACCCCCGCGGTTCGTCAGATACGTGACCTCAAATATCTCAAAGAGTCGTCCGAATACAAGGTGGTGTCTATCAATCCTGAGAAGGTTGTGGGCGCAAACAACGTCCTTGTGTTCAACACTAAATACCGAAAGCTCATATGGTACTTCAGTACTGGCGGGTTTGAGGTATCGGGTACTTCGTTGAAGGGTGCGAATAGTTCCGCCCAGAAGACCCTCCGTAAGCCTGAAGAACAGCTTCAGGCCTTCCTGAAAACTGATGCTAAGACCAAGTTGACAAAGGCTTTTGCGACCATCAAGTCAAGTGAGTCACAAGCATCCGGTCGTCTGAATGACAACTGCATAATTATGAAAGCGTTCTAATGGTAAGTTTATTAATATTTGGCCTGTGTGTGATTGGGAGTACGTGTATCTCCAAGATACTGTCTGGGTGGATTTACCACTTCGATCTTCAACGGACCCTGGACGAGAATGATGTTGAAGTTGAAGATGCAGTTGTGATGACACCTGTATCACCAGGTATCTTACTTCTTGACCGGTTCATCGTCTTCTCGTTGTCGTTCATCAGCCTTTCACTGTTGTGGAAATAGTATGAATAGTTTTGAAGCCACAATGGCTGTCTTCGCAGTCGTCCTAGTTATCTATGGCGTGATATTCGCTACATTTGGAGTTATAATATGAAACTACGTAAGGTTGAAATTGAACGCTTGACCGATGAGTCAGACGCAAAGCTACTGACAAAGAAGCAGTTCAGCAGCTTGGTCGTCAACATCAAGAAAGAGTATGAGGTCGGGACAATTGAAGCTGTGCTTCAGGTATGTGAAGAACGTTCTATCGATCCTGAAGACGTAAAGAATCTAATCGATCCTACCGTACGTGGGATGATTGAAGAGGAGGCATTGGCTCTCAATCTGTTGAGAGGTAGTAAGGCATCACTCGGTGCATTTCTGTAATTGACTGTGTACAATCCCTTCAATATGTGATAGAATAATATTATGACGCCTTTCGAAGCATACCGTATCTATATTGCTGTGTCCACTCATTTTTCGAGTGACAGTTACGACATTCACAAGTACAACGGACGTGCGAATGTCAGTGAGTCCTCATTCTTGAGGAGACGTGATGCTTCGTTCTTTTACCGTGCCCCGAAGATATACAAGACGCAAGACAAGTGGACAAAGGCCATCGTTGCGTGTACACTTCAGGACAAGGGTTATGTTGCTGATGTGTTGAGTTCAGATGACATAGTAGACGAGTTCATGGTACGACGTGAGAATATGTCACGCCATTATCAAGACGATCTTCGTGATCTCCTTGACATCACTCGTAAGCTTGACCATCTGTTCATACAGGATTATGATACCACCGATCCGGTCATCATATCGAAGATACATCACGGCGAAATCAGTTATGAGTCAGCGGTTTTAATGGATATGGTTTTCCGTTGGCTCAACAAGGCTCGTAGCAGTGACACACTGCTCTGGCCAACCACACGTAAGAAGTTGATCAAGTACCGGTCATTCTTCAATATCGATGTGGATAAATATAAAGACCTTACTGCTAAGGTCATCAAAAATCATATTTAGTCGATAGTTAAAAGGAAAATAATATGTCGTTTGCTTCAATGAAGAAGTCACGTCAAGCTGAACTTGACAAGCTGAAGTCTCAAATCGAGTCTACCAATAAAGGTGGTGCTGGTAACCGAGACAACTTCTGGAAACCAGAGCGTGATAAAGCTGGCAATGGCCAGGCTATCATTCGCTTCCTCCCCGCAGCTGAAGGTGATACCACACCCTGGATTACCTATTATGACCACTGGTTCAAAGGACCTACAGGTCAGTATTACACAGAGAAGTCGTTGACCACAATCGGTCAGGATGATCCAGTCTCTGAGTTCAACAGCCGTCTCTGGAATTCAGGTGTCGATGCTGATAAAGATCAGGCACGTGCTCAGAAGCGTAAAATGCACTATGTTGCGAACATCCTTGTGATCAAAGACTTTGCCAATCCCGAGAATGACAACAAGACATTCCAATACCGGTTTGGTCCAAAGATCTTTGACAAGATCAAGGATGCAATGAACCCCGTCTTTGACGGTGATGAGCCAGTCAATCCGTTTGACTTCTGGGAAGGTGCAGACTTCCACATGAAGATTACAAACGTAGAGGGTTGGGTCAACTACGATAAGTCACACTTCCGTGACAAACGTGTCCTGTCAGAGGATGATGCAAAACTCGAAGAGATCTACAATGGCCTGACTCCATTGTCTTCGCTCATCGCACCCGATAAGTTTAAGTCGTATGCTGAGTTGAAGGCTAAGTTGAACCGTGTATTGTGTATCGAAGCTGAAGAGCCAGTACGGCCATCGGCTCCTGCACCAACGGTCAGCCGAGATCCTGATGAGTTTGCACCGACACGTCCAGCCCCATCTGCAGATCCTGCACCTGCAGCGGATGATGACGATGATGATACATTGTCGTTCTTCCAAGGTCTGGCTGACGAGGACTAATATCAATGGCGTTACCTAAGCTAAACAGTACACTACTGTATAAGACCACAGTACCTTCGACAGGTGAGACTGTTGAGTTCAGGCCCTTCCTTGTTGGTGAGGAGAAGCTCTTTCTTATTGCGTCACAGTCTATGGCACCGCGAGTGTTGTATGATGTAATCAAGAGAGTTGTATCACAATGTGTTACGACCGAAGGCTTTGATGTGACCCAACTGAAGGGCTACGACCTCGACTACATGTTTCTACAGTTACGTGCTAAATCTGTAGGAGAACAAGAAACGCTCAATCTGTCATGCGGCTCGTGTGATACCAAGAATGTGTACGACATAGATTTCGAGAATGGTGTATACGTATCCAAAGGACCTGAGAGTAACAAGGTCGATCTTGGTGGTGGTATCACGCTCGGGCTTACTGAGCCAGGCATCGACGATGTTATTGAGATCCAAGAGGTACTCGAAGATCAGGCTGAACTGGCCTTCGCAATGCTAGACTTGGTGATCGATAAGGTATACACGGTCGATGAGGTGATGGTATTCCATGATGAGACTCTCGAAGAGCGTCAGTCATTTATTCAGTCTATGACAGCTGATCAGATGCAATTGATATTGGCATTCATTCAAGAGATACCTCAAGTGTCTATGGACGTTTCGTTTGTATGTGGTAACTGCGGTAAGCACAACCAGACGGTACTCAAAGGTGTATCTGATTTTTTCGCATAGGCCTGGGATATAACAATCTCGAGAACTACTACAAGACCAACTTCGTTATGAAGCACAAGATGAATTGGTCGTTCCAAGAGATTGAGTCTCAGGCACCATGGGAACGCGAAGTCTATATCCAGCTTTATATCGATGATTTGAAGAAGGAAGAAGAGCGTATGAAAGAATCTGGACAGATCTAAAGAGAAAGGCCCCTTGCGGGGCCTTTTTTATTATACCTCGTTACCTTCGTACGCCAATCGTATATCTTGGCGGTTGAGGGTTTCGATCTCCTTGAACTGTAAGGTCATGTTCGTAGCAGGGAATCCACCATCCGGACGTTGAGCCATTGAACGGTTTGGGTCAAAGTCAGTTGCGACACCGGCCAGGATACACTCCTTGTAGAAGAGACCCGATCCAGCAAGTGAGACCATTTCACCGTCTTCGTTGACACGCCATGCGGATAGACGGAATGTGTTCGGGTGGATGAAGGCTACACTGACGTCAGCGATTTCACCAGCGGTCGTGCCAGGTACCAGAAGGTCCGTGTTCGACTCGGTAGTTTCGGTCACAGCACCGGTGATTTCGTAGTCAGACGGAAATGCATCCTTGGCCTTGATCGATACAGGATACATGACAGTACGGAAGAAGCGGATGATGGCCGAGACTTGTTGTCCTTCAGCTGCAGACGTAGGTACGAAGTTGAATGAGAAGTCATGAGCACGTAGGTTGACCTTCTGGAACAGTGAGATCGCATGAGGATCTTTGGTAATACCAACAGTGGCTGATACAGTGTTCGACACCTTCTTCACGACAGGTATATCCTTGGACAGACCGATGGCTGTTGCGATAGTACCAATGCTCGGTGTGTTACCAGATCTCATATCAGATACGGTCGATGCCATCTGAGTCATACCTTGATCAGCCGCAGCTGTTAGGCCAGACATGATACCACCTTGAGAATTCTGAATGGCCGAAGCAGCTGCACGACCCATGACACCAAGTTCGGTTTCGTCAGTCTGAATTGAATCGTTTTGTGACATGGTAGGCATATACAACCAGATGGTCTTGGTAGTGATACCGGTCTCTTGTTCACGAATGACTTCGACACCCCGCTCAAGTCCAAGTGTATTGGCCGCAGTCAGGGTCTTGGTCTCCTGGGCTTCAATCTTCAGCCAGTATGCAGTACGATCACCACGTGGGTTATCAAGAGAACGATCGAGTGGGTAGTACAGTGACTCCTCACGACCGGGCATACTTGCACCGGTTCGGGCATTCGGATTCAGGAGACCATTGATACGGTTCACTCCGGTGTTGATCTCACCTATGGCACGATTCTTACCATCCTGGATTGCACCCTGAAGCTTATTGCCCAGACGTTCTTTTGCTTTACTGAAGAGTCCCATTCGATACCTCGTATAAATAAATGCTATGGAGTATTTATATGGCGTTCGGTAAGCAGACTCACAAAGGCAAGTACAGAGTCAAGAACCCCTCGAAGTACATAGGCGACATCGATGATGTGGTCTACAGATCTTCGTGGGAACGTGCTGCATTTCTGTGGTGCGATCGTCAGCCACACGTCAAACAATGGAACAGTGAAGGTATAGTCATTCCGTATCGTAGTTCGGTTGATGGTAAACCCCATCGGTACTTTGTGGACCTGTACCTTGAGATGGCCGATGGTAGGAAATGGATCATTGAGATCAAACCATCCAAGGAGACCAGACCCCCACGTAAGTCTGCTAACCGACAGAGGTATATGACAGAGTCATTGACCTACATCAAGAACCAAAACAAGTGGGACGCAGCGCGACAGTTTGCGAAGAAGCAAGGGTGGACTTTTATGATCTGGGATGAGCACTTCCTGAAGAGCAGTGGGATATTAAAGTTCTAATGGCAAAGCTAATCGATTACTGGACTAGGGGCAAAAAAATGAGATTCAGTGGTAGTACCAATCTAACACCGTACAGCATATACGCGTTTGAGTTCAAGAATCCGGCAGATGACATTGAGTTGCTACCCGCAGCGTTCTTGTTCGTACCCGCACCTGGTCGTGATCCTCGACGTGGTATCTATGGGATCAATCTCATGGCACTGACAGATCCGAAGCTACGGGTTACGGTAGTCAATGAGTATTTGACGATCAATGCGTACAAGGATCAGAAGTATCGTGACATGCAAATGCGACGTCTGTTTTATCGTGTATACCGTTACCACGCATCCTACAGCCCGGCCTATAAATACATTCCATGGGCACGAGTAAAGAACGGACTCTTTGTTGAGTTAGACCCCATTCGGTTAAGAGAGATAACGAGAGAACCATGACCCTTGACGTAAGAAGATTTATGCATACGCTGAGTAAGCACGGCGGACCTCAGTATACTAACAGATTCCAGGTACGACTACCGGTCATTAACCTGCCCTTGATCGAAAAGGCATTGGGTTATGAAGATGCCAATGGATCGGAGCTCAATGTACTGTGTAAGAGTGTGCAAGTACCAGGCTTTGATCTTGAGATGAAGGCCGAACGGAAACATGGGTCACGCGCACCGCTCGCGCACGCAACCGGATTCCAGATATCAGAATCACGGTTAGTCTTTACGGATACAGCGAACGGATTAATACGTACGTACTTTGAGAATTGGTTTGATAGTATCGTTGATGAGCACGGTCGGGTAGCGTACTACAGTGATTCGGTCAAGGATATACATGTCGACACGTTAGACAAAGAAGGGAATGTCACAATGACAACTCGCCTGATGGATTGTTTCCCGAAGACAAGAGTATCGTATGAACTGTCGAACGCAAACTCGGACACACCACTTGAATTAACCGTGACACTACAGGTCGCAAACTACGAAATGAAAACCGGTACCGAAGCCAAGATCAATAAAGCCATAGGGAAGATCACCAAGGCCAATCGTATCATTCGAGACATCACCGACATAGACATCGCAGGCTCGGTCGCAAATAGTGTAAGGAGATTATTCTAATGGCAGACCTTCAACAGGTTATTGATGTACTGAATATACACAATAACGAAAGAAGAGCAACCGAAGAACTACAGATCGGGCGTGACATCGATAATAATATCATTATGCGCGAAACCAATACGCTGCTCAATAGTCAACTTGAAGCGCTCAATGCGGTCAATGAGTCTATTATAAGGTTAGGTGCGGTACTGGTTGGTACGGCGGACTCCATGTCAAAGATGAATGTAGCTCTTGCGAAGGGTAATCAGCTTGATAAGCGTGGTAATAGCGAAACAGACGAAGGTCTTGAGAGTATAACAAAAGCTCAGAACAAATCGGGTACGTTTCTTGGTAGACTTTTCAATCTCGAGAAAAAACGCGAACGGGACGCGCAACTCGTGAGAGAGTCACGTGATACAGGGACGGTGAAACCAAAGGTTATAGGGGATAAGAAGGATAGCGAAGATCGCAATACGCCTGGTGGTTTCATAAGGAAGGTACTGGGGATGATCTCAGGTCTTGTGCTGGGGGGCATTGCGGCTGTCCTCGGTTCAGAGCTCTGGCTAGCGCTGAAAGGGATTACGGATGGGGCTGTGTTCGAAGGG